TACCAGACATAATCATCCTGGCAACATCATCAAACCCTAGGATATCTTGTAGGGTTTTAGCCCACTCAACTAGGTGTAATCCTTCTTCCTGAGTTGCTAAGATAGTACGAGTTCCAGTACTTCCTCTACGAATATTCTCAATTTCAAGTTCACGTACATTGGACAATGCTCTACGCAAATCATCTTTTTGTAGTAATTGTTGTCTTGTTATGTCGCCAAACCTACCTGAGAATGGGGCAGGAAAATCATATCCCAATACTCTGATAGACTTATCTCTAGCAACTGTGGGAGTTTTTACTCCACTTAGTACAGCATTTTCTTGACGAACAAGTTCATCTCTATTTGCTTTAATCTTATTTAAACTATTTATAATATCATTAAGTTCAGCAGGCACCTTTTTAGGTGGCTTCTTAACATCGTAATCTGAACGCTTAAGTGCTTTTTCAAGTGCTTTAATTGTAGCATTATTAAGATTAATATCTTTGCGAATATTCTCTAAACTCTTTTTAGGATTGCCAATTGCACTAAGGTAATTAGTAATCTTCGATACAGTATTAGAAGAGTTTGCAAGAGCATCAATCTCTTGTTTTCCGAGTTCTTTTAATACACTAAATAAAGCAGCATCACCATATACGCGAACAGATGAATCACGGATAACGTTAATTGGATATCCAGCACGGAATAATGTAAGACCACGCCATAAAGAGTTAAACTCTTCTGCAACAAACTGTCCTAATAATTTTGCATTAAGGGGAAGACTTGCTTCTGCTCCTTTTTTCTCTGCATATCTTTTAAATGCAGCATTCCACATTTTAGGATCTGGTAAAAATGCACCATTTGCTAACTGTGTTACAAGTTGAGGATCTGATAAAACATCGTTTATTCCACCAGGACCAAACATGTAGCCCTGCTTTAAGTCTCTAGCAGCACGTGCTTCTTCTAATAATGTTCTATGTGCTTTATCGTAGGCTTTCAAAACTTCAGATATAATACTTGGGTGGATATTATATTTTGCTCCCAAATTTTCTGCTAATCTTGCTGTATAAGTATCAACAACATTCTTTTTAGCAATTTCATTTGGTGCTTTAATCATGTCATTGTATAGTTTTAGACCTTCTTCAGGAAGAAGTCCTTTATACTTTACAGCGGAACGGATGCTTGTGCGAAGTCTATCTGGAGATTGAATTGGATCATTAAAGTTAATTGTATTCTTAGGGATATCGTCACCTAAACGGTCTACCATTCTTACAAATGCAGAAAATGGACTCTTCTGGTATATTGTTTGAATTGCTTTTCCAGTTAAACTTTCACGTGCAGTAAGATCTGTAGTTTCTGTTTTTCTGGCAGCCTTTTCTTTTGCTAAATCGTTAGCAGTTCTTTCTACCCAAGCCCAACGAGAGGTAGTTCTATTCTGCATTCTTGAGTCAACCTTAAGTGCATCATCTAACCACTTAACTTGATTGCGAAGTTCTTTTACTTCAGCAGTAACCATCTCAATGTTGTTCTTAAATCTTTTAGATAGTACAATATTATCGCCTTTATATGCAAGACTAACTATACCTTCTGTCTTAACGGCCTGTAATGAATCAGTATACCGTTGCATTTGAGCAAATATGTCTGCTCTTTTTGCAGCAAGTTCTTGTAATGCTGTTATGTCACCACGACCAGTACGAAGAACTAAGCCAATTGACTCTCTATCTGCACCAGCAAGCAGGTTTGCACCTACTGTTCCAATTTCATTATCAAATTGTTTACGTTGTAATATTGTAGATGGAGTATTGTTTTGTAAAAAATCAAATAATGGTGTGTATTTTGTTACTTCACCATTAACAGTTCTCTTAATTGTATCAACATCATCGGCTAATCTAGCAGCAGTTAGTTCTTCTTCTCTTTTTGCTAGTATCTTTCCAGTTAAACCAGGAGTAGGACGCACAATTGGCGCTACTGTAGCCTCACGTAATAAAGCACCAGTGACTTTACCAGCAGCAATATCTGGACCAACACCAAGTTCTAGACCAAAATTAAGAAATCCACTTACTACTGCGCCTAAACCTTTAGTAGTATCGCCCCAGTCCTCATAACCTAATGCTCTAGATGCTTTACCAACCGTACCTGAGTACACATCTCGACCAAAATTATAGCGAACTTGTCCCGCTTCTGACTCAGCAAACTGTGCGGATGCCACATTTTCTTCACCAGCGATACCAGTCTTAGCAACTGAACGTGCTATCTTTCCAGTTAACGCTGCACCAATTGCTGTAAGTCCAGCAACGGCTGCTACTGGTGCACCAACAGTTACTGCTGCAGCACCTGCAAGTACACCGCCACCAATAATTCCAAGACCTGCAAGTAATCCCATACCAGTAGAGTTATTTTCAACATCTCTAACAAAAGCATAGTTAGATCTTACATTCTTAGGTCCAGCCATTAAAAGTCTAGTGAGAGCGCCATCAGTTTTTTCATCAACTCTACCAAGAGTTGCTTCGGTTATAACACCTAATGTACCACCAACTGTTTCAATACCACCAACACGAAGTTGCTCAATAGCATCATTCCATCCACCAGGATTTGCTGGTAGATTCTTTGCTATATCTGAATATAAACCAAATCCACTTGTGCGTGTAATACCAGGAGTTGTAACACTCGTCCTAGGCGCAGTATCTGGCAAATATGCTGCTGATGGAATACGTTGTCCAGCATCTGGTGCTGGCCTTGGTGCATTCTCAGGAGTCTTAGTAAGTTCTTTTGCTAGATTTGATATTGTATCCCATAAACTCACAAAATACTCCCCAGGTATTTAACATAATCTTTAGTTGCTTGTGTAGCGCCTGGCTGTTGCGCCCACCATTCCATAACTTGATAATTTTGTCTGATTAAATTAATGTCTGGATTGTCCGATTCTTGTGGAGTAGTAGGTAAATTAAGAGCCTCTAATCCATCACCACCACCAAGTTTTGCACCATTGGTTACCGGAACACCAGGTTCTGTAGTTGGAGCAGTAAGTGGTATTGCGTTAATATTCATACTAGATCTCATAGATGCGGCACCAGGAACATTGGCTACTGGATTACCAGCAAGTTTTGCAGCACGTTGAGTTGCAAGAGTTTTCTTACCTTCACCGTATCCCATACCAGGAATATAAGTTGCTGCTTGTGTTCCACTTTGGCCGTCTCCACCAAGAGGATTAATGTTCATTGGGTTATATTGTGGTCCACCATTAGGTCCACCACTTCCTTTTCCACCCATGATTCCTCCTACCTAGAATATTGTATTTTAGTAATAATGGGACCACTTGAATATATATCCCATTTGGTTGATATTTCTATTGCCTTTTTGATAATTTTTTCTGCTGTAATAGCAGATGTAACTCTATCGACATTAAGAGCCGCCATAGCACCAATGGCAATGTCACCACCAGAGCCAGAGTAATAGATACCACGAGTATCACGATCCCAAGAATAATCCTCAAAGATAGGATAGAGTACTCCGCGAATGCTAATAATAAATTGCGAATCATGTGCTGCTGCATCCCCGTCTTCTTTCATATCATAGCCAGCATCTATGAATAGTTTACGCATAGAAGGTATAAACTTCTTAGTCATAAACAAATCTAAATCTTCACCAATCTTTGGTTTTGGTGGCTTCCATCCAAATTGTAATAAATTTGAACCACGTCCTGCACCAGAACCTGCAATTAGTATTCCGTTGTTCTCAATGATTTTATTTGTAGCCATATCAATTGGTCTACCGTATTCATCTGATGAACGAGAGTCAGAACCTATTACGGACCAACCATTACCTTGAATAGCAGCAAGTGTTGTCATTGTCCCCTCCTGTTGCTATCGTCTACGAATAGTTCTTACGCTTGCGTTTGCTCCACCACTTGATGTTAAACTTGATAGAAGACTTTGAATGTCTGGTACTTCTTGAGGTTCTCCTGCCATAGGGGTAGGGCCTCCTACTGGAGCAGCGGGAGCAGGGGACGGTTGCTCAACCTGAGGAGCACCAGCAGGAGGAACTTGTTCTTTAGGCGCAAAGATTTCTTCTATTGCGTCTTCGATGCTTTGTCCCTTTTGTCTTGATTTAATAACACTAGCAATTTTTGTAACGATATCTGTAGGATCTTGTCCTGCAGTGGCCATTTGTGGAATGGCTTGTGTGTATGCTTGAAGTGAAGAGATAAGAGCATTACGCATATCTTCAATCTCAATCTTCTCTTGCTCTTGTGTAACATTAACATTAAATGGCAACTCTCTCATAGCCATATCCTTGGAGATTAACTTGCCTCCAAGTGCTTGTAGCATAAAAATAAGTCCTTGTGCTGGATTAAGACCAGCAAGCATACCATAACGAACATCGGCTGAGTAATCACCTTTAATATCTTTACTTGGTTTATACTCTAATGCATAAGGTGAGCCAGCATCTACGCCACGAATTGTTTTTAATTCATCAAATATTAATTCATCAATCTCAAAACAGATTCTAATTACATCTCGAAGAGCCGTTGCAAATATAGATTGGGCTGACTTGACTTGAGTATCGAATGCTCCCATAAGCGCCTGGACGCCTTGGCCTGTAACGATAGACGCATTAACGTTACCTGTTCTACCCTCTGGGTATCTAGCACCCACTCTAAGTTCTTGATTGAGCAGCGTCTGTTCTGTAAATGCTCCTTGTGGAAGGGTAAGTTCAACACGTCGTACTCCTGCTGGATTATTGGTTCTAATGACCGCATCTCCACCGAGTTGAAGTTCTTGAACATCGCTTGGTAGTACAATAGGAGACTGAACTGACTTCTCCGCTGCTTCCATAGCAAGCATAGCAAAACGGTTACGTAATAACTGAATACCAATAACATCGTCAAATTGTCCACGCATTTCACCGTCAATAGTAGGACGTTTGGCAATTACTACCATCATCTTTCCTATTGGATTCTTAGCACTAGATAAAATTAAATTATCTCTACTAGGAACATACACCACAGATTGGTCTTTGTCATAGTAGCGAACTATTTCAATTAAGCCATTAACATCTTGTTTAAAACCTGAGCGTCCAAGTAATTGAACTTCATATTCAGGGAATTGAGCGACTAACTCGCCAAGTGTTAGGGTATATATTTTTGCAAAAGAGACGCATCTTCCGTAGCGGTCAAATTCAGGATAAGCCATCCTTGGGTTTTCTACACGGATGCGTGGCATCTTTGATTCCTCATCCAATTCAATTACGAATGGGAGGAAACCGTATGTTATGTAGTAGTCGGCCCCTGTATACATAGAAACTTGTAGGTCAGAATGATTAAAATAGTTAGAGGCAATACGAGTACGGTTATCAGCAAACTTACGAGCACGATCATTGACCTGACTAGCGGACGAGCAGTTAACTGCAGGAAGCGGCGCCATAACCTCTGACAGGTCGCGGGCAACAATATCAATAAAATTTGCAACGACATTTGTGTCTACGCCTTCTGGAAAAAAATCAGGATATACCTCTGAGATTTTACCTTGACGAACAGCAAGTACGTCAGCAGCACGTGCATCGCGCTCTGAGGCACGATACTTGAGTGATTGAACTCGTGCTGCAATACTATCAATTGATAGAGCCATTTATATCCTAACTATAGGTTTCCGACCATTGCTCAGCAAAGGCCTCATCTAAATTTATTCCGTATCTTGCTTCTCTTTGCCGTCTAGTAGCCCATCTGTTATTCTGGTACTTAGTAGCAAAAGATGATTGTTGCATTAATTCTCTGACTCTGATGATGGCAAACCATAATGCCATTACGCAGTCAGTTGGGTTTTTTGTATCTGGTTTCCAGGTTATCAACTGTTGAACTAACGACTTCAATCCCTCTGAACCTTCATTGGATGGAAGTTGTATCGTGTTGTTATCTTGAAATCTGCCGTCCCTCAGACTGCCAAATAAGGCAGACATGGAGGCCACACCGAATGATGTGTCCCATTTATTCTTGCCAGTATAGTGAGGATTTAACTTACACCCATGTATGGCTAAGAACTGAACTAGATCAGTATCCATCTGATACGCCTTTTGGTGGGCGTTAATTTCAACTCGAAACTCTTGTGGTTTATATCTTTCGACCCACTCTTCAATAAGATCACGCTCTTTCTGAGGAGATGGGTCAACCATATTAACACAATCTAAAACATAAATTTTTGAATCTGCTTTATTGTAGGTAACTGCTACGAAAGCAGAACGTCCAGATACAGCAGGGTCAAAACCAATTACAGTATAAGAGCCTTCAACGTGGCTTGGATGGCCTGGCGTTCCAGCCTTAAGAGGTCCGCGTTTTCGCATTCCATTGACACATCCTGCAACAACTGTTGGTGAGAAGATTGAGTCTTCGACGATATCTTCTTGTTGGTAAACCATAGCCCAGATTGACGGAGCAACCTCAGACCTTCTAGTAAAGAGCGAGGGTCCATCCCACTTTGGATATAATCCTTGTTCATTTACTTCATCCTTGTCGCCCTCAGCCCTGTCTGTCCAAGGCCATAATGTTTTCCAGTTTTCTGGCTTCTCATCAAACTCTAATACTGCTGGTTGAGAGAAGTAAGTGAATGGAGATTTGCCACCTGTCCATTGGTCGCCATCTCGTATCATCTTGTATAAATCTATAGGGGCGACACGGGTTCCTACAATTAGTAGTTTTCCGTGCCGTCCCAAACGGGTGATGACTTCTTTTTGAAGCCATTCAATTTGCTTTTCCCACTCATGAGAGTTTGAGTTCATCACCACATCGTCTAGGATAATCAGATCGGCGCGAGCACCGTAAATCTGAGATCCAAATCCTAATGCTTGTACTGTTGGGTCTTTCTCTCCAGAGTCGCGTCCAGTGCCCAAGTAGATCATATCAGCAGACCATGTCTGCGAGTCAGCCTTGTATCCACCATTGGGACCAAATCCCATTTGGAGTTTAGTCCAGTTAGGGTGGCTAAGTCTAGTCTTGATTGCACTTAAAAATTTTCTGGCCATACCTTGAGTCTTTGAGACCACAATGATTCTTACGTTAGGATCAGTGGCTATACGGTAGGTCACATAGTTGATTGTAATGACTGTGGACTTAGCGTGCTCAGGTGGTACGTTGATTAAGATACGGTTGCTGGCCGCAGGCTCATAGGTCATAGATGGATGTAGCCAACGGGGTTCCCGTCCCTCAATTAGGTCAACCCAATCTTTATGGTGTTCGAACAGTTTAGTGTCTAGGAATTGCTCGGAGAAATCCTCAAACGAGATATCCTTAAGATTGGCCATATCGGCCTTGACACCTTTACCAGCAAGTCTTGCTTTATCAGCCTCAGCCTTGAAGTCAGGGTCCTGCATGGACCATTGGCGGAAGGTAACATCATTTCTACCCACAGCCAGCATGGCGTCGGTAATGGTTGTTCCCTGGGCTAGTAGTTCTAAAACTTTCTTTTGGGCCACATCTTTAGGAACTGATTGTACCCCTGGCTTGCGTCCCATAGTACTCCTAAAAAACGGTTATTTAACGGTAGGTATAAACGGGCAGTATATACCCATTATATATAATAATATATATAATACTATAATAGGAGTTGTCGGAATAAAAGGGAGACAACTCCCTATATATTAATTAATATTACATATATAGATAACCTGTGAATAACTGAAAAACGAACAACTTAGGGTGATATATTTTTATATATGTCCGATTTATACCTATATGTATATATATTACGGGGCTAATATAACAGAAAATTATTGTCGGATATTATATACAGGGTCTGACGCTGAGTTTAAGCACCCACCCTCAAATTGTCGACAAATCGACTTATCGACTTATCTATATTTTATGGGGTGTTATATTGTCCTAATTGTACTATTTGAACCTATTATATTGTTTTGTAGGTATTTAGTATAAATAGAGAGTTATGGACTATCTGCCCTAATAAATCCTAATCGCCCCTATTGTCCGATATGTTCTCACCCCAGTATATTACCAACCAGTAATCGAACAGATGTTCGTGTGATAGACACCACACCATTACCCCTTGACTTATCGGTAGGCTTATGGTATAATCCCGCCCGCCTTGCGTGTGATGTATCTCACATCAAATTGGCTTGACTTGTGATAGTGAGCGTGGTATTATTCTCTTATCAAGTTAGAACTTGACTTGATATAACTAAATAGAGAACTAAGAACTATCTTAGAACTTAGGGCGTGTCGAACTTGACACCCGCCTAGACTTGTGATAGTATTAGTTCTACAAGGTTAGACTACTAGTAAGTAGCCTAGAGAGATACGCCTCTAGACAAGTCGGCGGGTGCGCTGATAGGATACTAACTAGACTACTTACTAGTAGCCTAATCACTAGAGAGAGGATAAATAGTAATGCCGTATAACCCTTATGGGGTTAGCGGTAGTATTATCACCCCACCTAGACAAGTTAGGGCAAGTAAAGCATGGCGTAGGCAATACCCACGCAAGGCGTACTTCTCTAATCTAGTAGTGAGGGATAAGGCGGGCAATATAATCGTGGCTATCGAGGATAGTCAAGCGGTTAAACTTGCTAAGCGTGTCGCTAAGAACGCTAAGCCTAAGGATACTACCCCTAAACCCTTAACAGAGTTAGAATTGCGTAGAATTGCGCTTGATGAGCGTAAGCGTGAGTTCGAGGCTAAACAAGCGGAGAACTATCGTAAGTTAGTCGGCAATTACAATTAGTAGCCGATAGTCCTAGCCCGTAGGTCGGGTGTCTATGGGGTTCGATACCCCACTAGGACACGCCATAAGTCGGGGGTACTTGACTTATATGCCCTAAGTATGCTATACTTAGGTATAAGTAGAGAGGATAAGATATGTTGCTAGAGATACTAGTAGCGGTTCAGACCTTAGCGATTATAGCACTAGTGGCTAGAGTTAATCGACTACAAGGTCGCCTAGAGTATAGGGGTCGCTAATGTCGGACAATGTAGTAATTGAGATTACTAAGGACGACTTAGAACTTATACGCAAGTCCTTAAGAACTCAAGAGAATTGGTACACTAGGTCAGACTTTAAGAGTATGGCTATGGCTACCAATTTGCTAAGAAGTAAAGTTAATGATATAATGATAGAACTAGAACTACCAATAAAGTAAGGAGTTGATATGCCGATAGATAGTGACGAACCTACCGAACATGGTTGCGGTACTTGTAGTTATACATCTACCAATGATGACGACTTCATAATGGTAGGTGATGACCTACTATGTGAGGGTTGCCGAGCATGGTGTAATTATTGTGAGGAGTATTGCCACAATGATAACACCCACTATGTAGAGGGTATCGGTGATTATTGTGAAAGTTGTTGGGAGAATAATACTAACTACTGCGAGAGATGTAGTTGTACATATTCCGACAATGAGAGCATGTACAATATCGAGGATAGGGGTGAGTATTGGTGTGAAGGTTGCTATGAGGACAATGGTTCTTATTGTGATGACTGCGACCAATACTATGCTAATGAGTGTGAGGGTTGCGGTGGTGGTGGTAGGACTAACCTTATCCACGACTACTCTTACAAGCCCGACCCTAAGTTTATAGGTCAAGATAAGAATAACCTATACTTTGGTATAGAATTAGAAATGGAGATTAGGTCAGGCGACCTAGCGAGTAGTGCTAAATATGTAGCAGAAAATATAGGCGAGTGGTTCTATATGAAGCAAGATAGCAGTATCGGTCAAGGTGGCTATCGAGGCTTCGAGTTAGTATCTCACCCTATATCCTTTACTAAGTGGTCGGATATGCCAGACTTTGATAGAACCTTAGACTATCTAAGAGAACATCAAGAGGCAAGGGCATGGGACGCTAAGAGTTGCGGACTACATATACATGTAAGTCGAGAGGGGTTCAAGGGTGGCGCACATGTACATAGGTGGTTAGCACTAGTGTACAAGAACGCACCCGATATGATGAGATTTGCTGGTCGTAAGTCAGACTACGCAAAGTTCAATGATGTGTACAAGTATGATGATTATGATAGACCATACTTTACACTAGCCGACAAGGTGGCAGACCCTAGAAGGGTAAGCACCGAGAGGCACTCTGCTATAAATACACGCAACGAACATACGCTAGAACTTAGGTTCTTTAGGGGAACTACTAAGCCTAGTGGTGTCCGTAGTGCTATACAATTAGCACACGCTAGTATAGAATATACTCGCAACCTAAACCTATCAGATGTAAAGATAGGTATGCTAGGGTGGGAGTGGTTCTATGATTATGTAGAAGCCAACAATGGCTACTACCCTGACTTATATGAGCGTATGTCCAAAGTACGCTCATTAAGTATCAACAGTAATGAGTTAGTCAATGCGTAAGAGAGGAGATATATGTGTCTATTAGTGGTGTGTAATCCCAATTCCACGCCTAGTAAAGATGACCTTAGCATGGGTGCGTGTAAGAACCCACATGGCTTTGGCTTTGCGATAGATACTGGTGAGGGTATTATATCAGAACGCAGTATGTCCGCTAAGAAATCTATCAGAAGGTTCTTAGAACTTAGAGAGCAATATCCTAATGGCTACGCTATGTGGCACGCTAGGTATGCTACTCACGGAGTTAAGAACGAACTAAACTGCCACCCCTTCAAGGTAGTGGGCGAGCACGATACTTACTTAGCGCACAATGGTGTGTTAGATATTCATATACCTAAAGGTGATAAGCGTAGCGACACTAGGATTATGGCAGAGGAGTTATTGCCTAGACTAGGTGGCGTGTCTGCTTTAGATGACGACTATGTATATGATATGATTAGTTCATGGGCTAGTGGTAATAAGATAGCAGTAATGACTAATGACCCTAGCGCACAGTACAAGATTTATATTGTCAATGAAAGTCTAGGTAGTTGGGACGACAATGGTGTGTGGTGGAGTAATAACTCTCACAAGTCTACCATATCTACGCCACGAACTACCACCTATAACTACACCTATGGTGAGCCTAGCGTGTATGATATAGTAGCACTAGACAAGCACTTCGACCCTTCAATGTATGAGGATAATAAGTTCGAATGTCCTAATTGTGAGGCAGTAATAGATACATGGGAGAGTGAACTATATTGTACCATGTGTGAGTGTTGCTTTGATTGTAGCGCACAGTTCTTAGATTGCTTGTGCTATAATCCTACTGCTAAGAGCATGATAAGAGATGAGTATGGATTTTTAAGTGAGAAGTGGTACAGTAGAGAGCCACTTGACTTCTAGAATTGGTAGTGATATAATCACTATCGATACCGACAGACACCACTTGGTAAATTGCCAAGAGGATAACTAATGAAAGGTAAAGTATGACAACCACGACAGCAGAACAAATAGAGAACTACTTGGCTAGCATATCGCTAACACTAGCAGACCTATCAGATGAGTTGGCAACAATTCAATTTGATTTAGAGGACGCTAATGGATATGAACCAAGAGGTACAATACTTAAAGCACTACCTAATCAGACTAGGTTCAAGCCTAAGTCAGTATGGGTATCGCTAGGTAATGGTAAGTATCAACATTTGACTGGTGAGAAAGGCTTAATCGCTAAGCACTCACGCCTTGACGGGTACACTTCAGTAGTATTCCGCCCATAATAAACTAGTTAATTGTGGGTGGGGTTATTGCCCCACCTACGCAAACAGAGAGGATAATATATGTTAGAGGAATACGCATGGACTTCTTATATCAGAAAGTCTGACACTCAAAGTCTATCAGATGACGAGTTAAAACAAATGGTATCAGAATTAAACATGGCAGTTCAGGCTATCTGCTTTACTCATGGGATACATAACTAATGGCAGGTGCGTTTGGTACTGGTCTTAAGAATAGCGTGTTTGGCTATCTGTTTAATGACTTAGACTTAGATGTTAGTGATGGGTTATGTGTTAAACATGATGACCCTGACCTATGGTTCGCTGGCGAAGCCGAGAAAGAGGACGGCGAGAAGTGGACATTCAATAGAAAACAGAGAGAGCGAGTAGCACTAGAAGTAGATAGGGCTACACAGGCTCTAGCAATATGTAAGAATTGTCCAGCCAAAGTTAATTGTTTAGAACTTGGTATGCGTGGTACACAGATATACTATGGTATATATGGTGGCACTATGCCAGGTGAAAGATTACTTAAACTTGGTAGGAGTATGAAAAAAGCAGAGTACGCTAACAAGTTAAACTTTGCAAATAAAGTTAGGAGAACTATGAAAGAAAGGGGAATAAGTGGATAGTGATATAGTCTGGCAAGGGGTAATCACTAATGATATGGTAGCAGGTTGGTCTGCTGATAAAGTAAGTACACTTATCAGAGAACTAGACGACTTGGTATTCATTACATATGAAGAATTATCTAGCGACAGAGAAAACTTAGAAGGTCTATTCGACAATGAATACGAATAGAAAAAAGAAAAAAAGATTTAATATAAGAAAAGGATTTATATTGCTACTCGGTGTGGGGATATTACTTGTACTGAGTATCAAGTTTGCTAGCCATATTGGCGAGCCTACTTCAACCCCGAAAGAAATATCTAAGGGTTGGACAGTAATGGATAGCAAGTCATACGCTCAGGATAAGTTATACGAGTGGCAATATAAACAATGGTCATGCCTTAATAAGTTATGGACTAAGGAAAGCAATTGGAGACCCAACGCATACAATAAAGTTAAAGTAATGGGCAAGAATGCTGGAGGTATTCCACAACTATTAGGGCTTGACCCCAAAACTCCCGCGCCAAAGCAAATAGATAGAGGCTTGTCTTATATCTATAATAGGTATCACACACCTTGCGAAGCATGGAAGTTCTTTAATAAGAAAGGGTACTACTAATTAAACCTAAACACATTACAGAACTTAAGCCAGACTATAAGTCTGCTATGGACATTCGTGGTAGAGCCACTACCACATGTCCTTGCGGTTGTAATATCTGGAACTTAAAGACTGTCTTTGATGAAGAGACAGGTGAGATTGACATGTACTTTCTAGATATGGAGTGCGCTTTATGTGGCACTCTTGCAACAGCACCAACACCAGATGATGAGGAGATATAATGCCTACATATTCTTATAGATGTATAGATGATAAGACACTATTAGAACTAAGTCGTAATGTAGATAACAGAGATGACTTAGTTGAATGCCCACAATGTAATAAAGAAATGACAAGAGAATATCAAGCCAACCCTGTACATTTTAAGGGCACTGGATTCTATTCAACGGGAGGTTAATATGCCATATGGTAAATGCTGGGTGTGTGGTTGTATAATGAGTGGCGATAGTCAAACTCTAGAAGGTAAAGTTAAATGCGATAGATGTGGTTGGATATCATCTAAGAATGGAGACTGGTAATGGATAATACAATTCTATTATTAGAGGAAGCCAATAGAATTATGGCTGATATATTTAACATAGAGGAGGATAGTAATGAGTGAACCTATGTATTTAATGGGTGATGATGTTGCACTAGGTATCAACCAAACCTGTGATGACTGCGATGAGATTGATTGTATATGCTTTGAACCTGATAGAATGTGGGGAGATGATGATTGATATTACAGAACAAGATGAACAAGATGAAATGCTGGCAAAGTTCTGGGCTGACTATGGCGAGAGTCTATGGGTAGACCCAGCAGAACAGGAAGAGTTATGGAATGATACTGAAAGCAATTAAGTACAGTGTTATCACTGCGATAGTAACCTATTATATTATTCTTGCGGTGGCTGCACTTCTGATTCTTGTGACTCCTCTTGACTAGACTCAGTGTCAACATCATGATAGGGTTTGTATCCACCTATCTTATTAATGAGTCTACGAATAGCACGATTAAGTCTCATTCTTGCAGCACTATCTGTCCCAAGTTCTAAGTAATTTGATATCTCACCGAAGTCTAAGTTCTCTGCAAAGCGCAAGAATATAATTCTTCTATCATCTTTACTTAACTTCCAATAACCTGAGTCAACTTCTAACATCATAATAGTTAGGTTGCCACCTTCGGCTGGGGCAGATGGTCTGCCTGGTCTACCAAGATTTAATTTATGTGTAACACCATACTCACCACGCAATACGGGTGGTAGTAATGCTTCAACTATTTCTGGTTCATAGTAATGTAAGTCAGTAACATCATAGCCAATAGACTTAGCCTTCCAACGTTGGCAATAATCTAATGCTTGATTACGAAGTGAACGATAGATTAAATTTTTAGCGTCCTTCTCACCTATTGCTTCCCAATCTTTAAGTTTATTTGGGTGCTCTGCGAACCATTGATACAGCGATTGTCTTATATCCTCTAACTCTACCATAGAAAATTTCTTATGGTACTCTGAGGCAACCGCTGTTACAATGTAGTCCCACTTCTCAATGCTGTCCCAATCCACTTACTTCCATACCTTCCCATCGAACACAAATGAACCGTCCATATTTACAGGAACAAGGTGTGGTACAACTTTATTTCCATCTACATATAGCACACCAAATCCCTTGTGCCAAGTAAATAATCCACCTCTAATATATTTAGCAAATTTAAAGTCCATTAAACAACCGACTTCCATACCCCATATAGTTCTAGGATTACCACCAAAGTATGATTGAGTATAATGTGTCAAGCCCATACGGTGCGTGTGTCCACAGACTACACTAAGCCCCGCTCTTTTTGCTAGTCCAAGTGCGGTAGCACCAGCAGTAGGTTGAACATTACCCTCATCACCATGAAGTAGTAACCAATTCGGTGCTAGTTCATATGGTTTTTCATGATAAGTAATACCTAAGTTATCTAACTTTAAGAAGTTCTTTAACTCTAATTCAGGTAAACCTGCAAGTCCCGGTGCTCTCATCTTAATAGTATTAAATAATCTATCAGTATGATTACTACGAATCATATGTTTAATCTTTAATGATTCTAATATGCGATAGGTTTCATCTCTATCTCTGCCGATAGATTTCTCATGTTCAAGTTCAGTACCCTTACTCCAACGAGAGATAGTCTGCATGTCCATTTCATCCCCGACTGACACTACTTCATCAGGTTTATAAGACTTAATAAAGCGAGCCAGTACAGACACCGCTTTCCTGTCATGGTACGGTACCTGCAAATCAGACACGCAGACTATAACCTTCATTTGTCCCACTTTCCTCTCAGTACTAGCAACCCTATGATTGCATAGTTTGCCATGTCCTTGAAGGAATCTTCGAAAGACTCGTGCTCTGGTGCCATATCCCTTATTGAATCGTATAGATTATTTATACGTGCCAACTTGTCATGCATACGAACCCTTAGCCCATTGATAGCACCACCTGGTGCATCTGCAATATTTCTTGGTCCGTAATCTTTATGCTTAGATAATAACAAGTCCAATAGTTCTTGGAATGTTTGTGCTACCGCCACTTCAAATGACTCAGCACTTGGCGGATAATTAACTTCCCATTCTTTACTTTTCATTTATATCCCTATCTGTTGGAATTTTTTCTATTATCTTATTAACTGATTGTTGAAGTCTTTCGTAATACCAGTTATTAAATTCTTCTTGTCTATCTAGTTCTTTTATACTAGCCATTATTTATCCCCTTCAAGTAACTTCTTAATCTCATCGTCTATCTCCATCATTTGAGATTCGATTATCATTTCTTCTACTATATCTTTAATCGCCTCGGGTTGTGTCTCAGCCGTAAACAATGTCATGTATGTGGATTGGGTTATAGACTTTATCTGATCTGGTTTATTAGCATATTTGAATAAACATCTAAGTAAAGAACCTATCATTAATCTTGCACCATTAGGCAGCACTAATGCTGGATCAAACTCTTCATCATCTTCTAGTAGGTGGTCTGTTGCTTCGAACACATTTTCGAATCGCTCACCGCATTCAGGGCAAGGTGGAATCTCTTTACTCATTTAGTCCTGCCTTCTCTCTTATATAGTCTGCCCCATATTTAACATATGAACTATTAACATCTTCACCATCTGGTAATTGAACAATAGTAACTGGCAGTTCTCTTGCTAGACTATTAGCAAATTCTTTCCCTGGTTGATCGCCATCTGCAAATACAAATATTCTTTCAAAGTCTGCAAGCAATCTTGTATAATGTTTCTTCCAAGAGTTAGCACCAGGTACGCCAACGCAAGGTATGCCAATACAACTAGACATAGTTATTGTATCTAGTTCTCCTTCACATACACCTATATAATTGCCAGCCTTTTCTATATCTAATACATTAAACATCTTTGTTTCTGCACCAGTCATACCCATATACTTAGGTTCTACAGCAGGATTAAGACTTCTAAATCTCAAATCAACAACGCCAGTTTTAGTAATGTATGGTATAGATAATCGTCCGATGAATGCATCGTGTCCAATCTCAGCCTCCACGACTACGCCTAATCGTGCCAGACGTGCTGCTTCCATTGATATTCCCCTGCTTCTGAGGTAATCTTCTGCCTGATAAATGTTTGCTGCGTATCTCTGTGTTGCTAGATCCAACAATTCCTTCTGCGATTGATTTTGCTTCACGTATATCTACCCTTTCCTGCTGTGCGATAATTTGTAAACTGTTACCCTGGACTCCGCAGGCGAAGCATATGTATATGTTATTGTCGAGATTAACACTTCCTGACTGGTGTGTATCGGAGTGGAATGGACACTTGAGATTAACTTGTCCGTGCCCTTGTCGTACTTGCGCTCCATAGTGTATGAGTACTTCTCTGATATTTGGTAAGTCATTTACCCGCCCTCTTAATCCATTGTTCAAAATCTTCCACCACCCAAGCCTTGTTTATCCCTGCCTGTCTACGTTTAACTATCACGAACTTATTTGGAACTTCTTTTAATCCTCTAGCCTTAGCATAGTTCTCTGCTTCTACTTCTGCTTCTCGCCAGAACTGTGGTAAGTCTAACTTCTTTGTTGCCTTTAGTTCTAATATATTTGCTGCGCCATCTAAGAAAGCAACAACATCGCCCTCGTCTTTAGCACCAGCCCTGGTTAATCTTTCAGCCAATACATCTTTAGACCTAAGCCATTTAACCACATCAGTTTCAAAGGTTGAACCCTTACGTTTACCATAACTACTCATGAGTGAACCCACTTATAGGTATACGCCAACCATTTATATAATTATCATAGTACTCAGGCTTAGTAAATTCTTCTGGGTATGCAATACCAAATATCTCAACCTCGGAAAAATATTCTAAGTCTAAACATTTAGTACCTATAATAACCTTACCTTTATCCTTGCCCCAAAATGGTATGCTGTCTTGAGTTCTTACTGACCTTACCTCTACATTAGTTCCAACATCAGGTAATGAATGGCGCTTCTTATGCAGTGCATTAGGATACCAAGGATTATTCCACGCTAAATTATAATGTTTAGCAACAGCCCACTCACATACATTGGCACGTATATTAGCATTGATCTCAGGTTCTAACTTACCATCAGCCTTACCCTGTGCATAATTAGGTTGGTCAGTAGAGCCAAACTTAGCCAGCCATCTTTCCACTGCAAGCATAGTGCAGACTCTCACTTCATCTTTACTCAGGGTTATTATCACGCCACTTTACCTTAGGATATTTAGTTATATTAATAAAGAAAAATATGAAATCAAACCTAATAATTCTAGCGATAACTGTTGGAAAAACATTATCATCAAACTCAAGTAATCCATAATACTCCATTCCCACACCCCAACAATCTAGGGTATTTCTACTTATAGTTATAGTATAGTTATTAATATCTCTTTGCATTAGTGATTCTCTGGAATATCATCTACGAACATATACTCAGGATTAAATGCAATCCAGGTCATGAGACCTCCACCTGCATCGGCTCTTCCGTATCTGTTCTTAACAGGTGCAACTCCCATCGACGTTCCAACAACACCAAGCGTGCATATAAGTGCTGGAAGTTGTGCCACCTTACCTTGGATAGCAGAGCGTGGCTGACATGGTGTCCCAAGAACAGCCTCGCTAGTGTGATGAAGAACAACAACAGCCGAGTTCGTAGCACGTGCAAGATATTTCAACTCCTTCATGATTGCTCTCATCGAAGCAAACTCTTCGCCACCATCAGTGGCTACATCCATTAAATTATCTACTATGATAAGCGTAGGAGAGCAACCCCATAGTTCTTCAAAGGCTTGCACTTCTTCATCAATATCTTGTAGTGTTGGCGCAGATTCAAATGACCAGACTATATGGCTACTCTTTGATAAAGTAGCCTTAGTCCAACCTAAATCAGATTGCAACATTCCCTCTACATCTGTCTGGTTCTTACCAGAAATCATAGATGCTAACCGCATAGCCATTGTATGTGCATTAGTATCAGCAGAGATGTATAGTGTTGGCACCTTCATCTTCAATGCTAACGCTAGTGCGAGTGTGGATTTTCCAACTCCTGGTGCTGCAGCAAACATAGAAACTTCGGAACGCCTGATGATAATCTTGTTGGATTCGAATGCCTTAAAGCAAGATGGTAATGGTTCCCCACCAATACTGGCACGACCAACTGATCGGATAAGTGTACGCATCCAGGTTCCTTTCTAGTTCCGAAAAAAGATTTATGCCAGTCTTTTAGTTTACTGGTTTGCACTGGTCTGGAGTTCCTTGAGGTGAAGGACAAGACCAAAACGCATAAGGTTTACCGCTTGCCTTACTGATACCCTCTCTCCAAATACGTGCTCCGTGCTTGCACACTGGCGCTGCTGTACCTGATGCTGCCGACACTGGGGTTGGAGCGGAGTAGTTCGAGGGCCTTGTGCCTGTAGTGGAACTCGATGTCGATAAAGGGGATAGATTATAAGCACCAACAACTTTCTGTTGTGTTGCAGCAATCTGTGGAGAGTAATCTCCAATACCCTCTAATAGTACTGATAGTTCATCAGCAGTATTAGCACGGATATTTATCATATCACCTGACGGTGTCTTGTAGGAAACTTGTAGTTTCCAGTCTTCATTTGCCATTATTTTCTCATTTCTTCGAAGTGAATTGACAGTGCTCTGTTAATCCACAACGATTGCAGTTGTTTGTATTAGGAATAAATATACCAGCCTTACGTGCCTTATCGAAGGAGCGAACTAGGTAATCAAGTTTCTCTTCGGTGTAATCACTAAGGTCTACCATAGCAGAAGTACCCTCTTGCCTTGCCATCCAGTACGCACCATACTTGACATCTACACCTAAGATTTGTTTAAGTCCTAGTTTGTAGAAGCCAAGTTGTAAAGTACTAGTTGGGGTTTGTTGTGAAGTCTTGAGGTCAACCACGACTAACTCACCATCGACTTCAAACACTCTATCGAGAACCATCTTCACTGGTACATCAGCAAAGACTGGAGTTAACCCCAACTCTACGGCGGGTGCGCCTTCAGGAGTGTGCCAAATTTTCCAATTGTAATTAGCCTTACGCCAATCAATATATGACTGAACCCATTCAGGTCCTGTCTGTTGCCAAAAATCTATATTCTCCCTATTAGGAAATGCTTTAGATGTTCTGCCACCAACACGAGCAAAGGTTAAATCAATACCCTCTGCTTCTTTTATCCAAGCCTTATCCCATAAACTTTGAGCGGTGCTCACGTAAGGCCTCCCTAAGTACTATCTTAGCGTTAAGTAATCCAACCAATTCAGTTTCATCCATAGTCTTATCAATGAGAGAATCAATAGAGCCAACAGCAACAGCCCAAGTTTCTTGTAGACCATTCAAATATCGGTCACGCATAATCTGATTATAGGTTTCCCATGTTATGGTAGTAATCCCATCAGTTTTTTCATTAACAATTTCAATCATAGATTTTCCAAGTCCCACATCTCAGTTGCGGTATGGAATGCAGACCCACCTACGGACCAAACTGATGGCTGTTCGGGTAAGTTAAGCAATCGACCTAAGTAGTACTGATAACCACAGTCGATGTATGTAGTAAATGCGGAGTATGATATATGTTCAGGCAGGGTATATTCCCCAAGTTGTATAGTCATGTCAGATAGTATATACTTATCCACAGGTTTCTGTGGGTACGTAATTGTAATCAGTCATACCCATATAAAGAATTCAGGTATGTATAATTATATATCTCTTATATATAATATATAATAATAAGACCCTTTCGGGGTCTATAATATATATAAATATATAATATATAGAGATAGAAAAAACACGAGATAGAACGACAAAAGACCCCCCTTCCCAGTATCTCTACTAGGTCGGGGGGTTTTAGTGTCTCTAATGGGCCTTTAAAGCCCAATTAAGGGTATATTTAAGCCTATCTTCCGAAGTCTTTTTCAGCGCTATCAGCCCATTTTGCCAATGGTCCGAATACAGCACCAATTGCAATAGCATATTGAGGGGCTAAGTCAGCAGCCAATGCTAACCCTAAGGTTACGGCTGAGGCTAGTACTGCACGGCAGTAAGACTTGAATGCTTTCTTCTGACGCTCTGTGATTTTGAACTTCATTTGTTCTCCTTTTTTGGTAGTGGCTTTACTGATGCCTTTACCTTGTTGAGTGTTGTTACTTTTCCCAACCAAGGAAACCAAGGTGACGTATCGTTACCGCAGTTATCTTTGATGGAAATATGTAGGTGCTTATTATGTTTATTTGTTCCAGTATATCTGGCTTCACCATTCTTGGCTGACCAAATCTTACCTTGAAATATTAGATACTTAACTCTTGAATCTGATTGCAACTTATCATAAATCTCAAAGCAATCAATACCATTATCTGGGTCGTGAGTTAAGTCTACTGCATACCCTGTATTGTGGTCTGAGTTAGGACTCTGTTTTAGATGAGCAGCAGATGGTAGCAGACCATCGCTGGCTTTCTTGCGCTTCGGTCTTAACGCCGTCGCTTGACGGAGAACAACAATTGCAGCAGGTGTGGCTTTCTTTGCAACAGTCATAGTTCACTTCTTTCTTATCCATACTTGCCATCCCATACGTAATATATCAATATCTGATTTATGTTTTAACAGCCAGGCATTTATTGCTGGCTTAGGATTTTTATCTGTACCATCTGGATGGTCCCACTCGTAATCATCAAATGCCATAATACCGCCAGGCTTTAAAATATCCCAAGATAGGTTAGCATCTAAAGTTACTGACTCTGGTAAATGGTCACCATCAATATAGATAAAGTCATATTTAACATCTCTATGTTCTTTTAACCAGTCACCACTGAATGCTTTGTGTGATGCTACCTTCTTAGCATAAGGCTTTATCTGTTCCCTATATGCTTCTTGTATATCATCCCAGTCATAGACTGATTCGTGAGGCAGGTTACCGCACCAAGGGTCTACATCTACAAGTAATGATGTTGGGTCTGTAAGAATATTTTCTAGTAACCAAACAGATGCGTTGCCAGTAAAGACACCTATCTGCAGGAACTTAAGATTCTTTTTGCCCTTAAACTCTGCTAGTCCATTCTCAAAATCTTGGACTGTGGCATTATCGTAAAACCATTTAGGAAAGTTATCTGCTTTCATCCCCACTACTTTCTACTTCTGTATTAAAATTGTGTATAAAGTATCTACTTTTTGTTCTAACCTATTAACCTGGTCTTTTACACTTGAGCCACCATTAGGACGAAGTTCAGATAGATAGTGTTTAACTAAGTGTCTAACTCCAATTGCAAGTGCGCCAATTAAAGAAGTTATGGCAACTGCCAATGCAGCCCAGTCATTAGGTGTCATAAGTATTATACCGTTCTAATAGTTATCTCAATTACTCCGCCAAATCCATCAAATCTTTTATCTGGTGGAGTCATGCGTGTAAATGAGACTTGCTCAATAACTACCTGACGACTTTCGCCAGTAGTAAGGTCTTGCCAGGTAACAACGTCGCCATTCTCTTCAACTCCTTCTAGTAGTTGTAGTCGTGCTAGTGCCTTACCTTCATATCCAGATACAACATTGTATCTATCTGTTTCTATATCAAAACAATAAACAGGAAATCTCATAACTCTTTGACGAGGTGTAGCAATAGTAGCCTTTGCTTGATAGCCTTTAAATACAGGACCCAGGCTAGTAGTTGTAGCATCACGAGTAAGAACAAACTTGTAGGCTACATACTCTTGTGCTGTATCAGGATTAGATGTACCTACTTCAACTGCGGTTACTCCTGCTTCGTAAGTGATATGGTCATACTCAATACCATCTTTATCTACAGTTTCAAGAGTTAATGAACCATAAGTAAAGTCACCACGAGCAAGTAAACGCTTAAAGTTTTTAGGTTCTAATGTGCCATATCTAATATAACCAGTAGTTATATAACCAGTAGATGTAAGCGTAGATGAATCTTCAATATTTATTGAGCCAACTTTATTAACCTTAGCAAGGCTAGATGATACAGCAGTAGAGGATACATTGCTAGCAACTTTGGCATAGGTAAACGTAGTAGTTGTTGGAACAGATGTGACTGTATACTTACCATTAAAGGTAGAGTCAACACCCTCTATCCATACTACATCATCAACTGCAAGTCCGTGTGCTGCAGATGTAGTTAATGTAGCGACATTAGATGTTAATGCTTTGTTAGTAATAGTGCCAGCATTGTTTGCTGTAGTAATAAAGACAAGTCTATTTGTATCTCCAGCGAAAGCACAACTAGTAGTTTCATATCCTGATATAGTGCTTACATATAAATCATTTGCATACGCAAAGCGTAAGGTTTCTATTTCATTACCTAAGTCAATACGGATAACTCCAGGGGCACCATCTACACCTGTTGCACACCAGATGAATCTGTCTCGTGCAGCAAAGTCATAGCAAGGCTGAGTGGTTTCCACAATAAGTGGGCCATAATTAATGGAGCCATCTTGGTCAGAGACAACTGCTGCACGGATTCCCTTGTTTGTCCCTATCATCATATAACCTAAATAATAGTAAATCTTGTGAATGATTTCACCAACTGGCATCTCTGCTGCAGTAATGGCTGTGGTAAGGGTTGGCATAACGCCAGATGTATTAAGGGTAAACTTATAAATAAATGATTGAATGCCACTATAGCCTGATACATAGATAGCAGGACCCGATGCTGTGATAGAAGTAAACACTACATCTGAATCTGAGTGTGTATATAAAGCAGTAGGCAATGATGTAGCAGATGAAGATATTTCATAGATAGCATTATTAATAATTAAAACTATACGGTCTTTAACATACTCCATTACACCCTTGTTAATTACAACGCTACTAGTTTTAAACATTTCAGTAGGTGAGGTAGATGTAGTACCAGTCAAGGCCTTCTTGTATACAACAGTTTTATCTACGCCTGCATCAAGGATACGGGTAGCCCAGTAAACATTAATACCATCATCACAGATAGCATATACTGCATAATCTGTACCAGCATTATAATCTATAAAGTGAGTAACTGTTCCATCTACAGCAATCTTATCAACATCATATTCATCCCATAATAAAATACCATTAGTATTACTCCACTGAATAGAACGTGCTTGTTGGAATGGTTTTTTATTAGATTGAATAGGTCCAGATGTATAGTGAGTAGAGGTTGTATTCTTAAGTAGACTTACTTCACCTTTAGTCCAGATATTAACACCTTTACTATCTGTAAATCTATGGGCAACAGTCTCGCCAGCAGATGGGTCATAAAACTTAATACCTTCGCCACCGTGAAAAGATGATTGACTTCTAATCCACCAGCCAGTAAGTGATTGCTCACCTGGCTCTGTACCATTATCAAACTGGTCTTTTTTGTAAGGTGCGGTCTGTCTAATATATGGACGCGAATCATTTATGGCATAGAAGAATGGTTGTCCACCAACTGCTACATCGTATGAGTCAGATGTGTTTTGCCAGTATTGAGATGTAGATACAATACCAACATCAACAGCAATGGCTTGATTAGCACGACCTTCGGTTAAATCACGACCTGCCACTTATTCTCCTTGTGTTTGTTGAGCCTTTATCTGGTCTTTCAAATGTTGCATAGACCAATAGAGTGCGTACATATCCATATCCCACACAGTAGTCTTCATATGTTTTGCTATTGCACCAGTATGTGCGTGTAGCGGAATACCTGCAGCCTTACATTTACGGAAGAAGTTAATATCTTCTCCTACAAACTTCTCAGCCTTCTGGTCATTCTCGGCAAAGAAAGATACATCTGTGCCATACTTCTCACGTAATTTAGTTACTACATCTCTGTGCATAACTACGAATCCCATACCTGCCATATCAATTTTAAGTACTTGATTAGGTGGTAGTGGGTGATGATACTTAACTGTATATTCATCTATATCATCAAAGATAACTGGCATAAATACTGGCAGACTGCCATCTCTATCCTTGGCTATGAAGTAGATACCGCTCACCATTGGGTGGGTATCTTTATCTGCAGTATCGTGTAGTAATTTCCATATATTCATATCTACTACTATGTCTGAGTCTACCCATAGCAACCAGTCAGTCTTAGTCTTATCATACCAATGGTCTAATAAAGATTGTCTTTGTCTGGCTATCTGATTACCTTGTACTCTAATAGAACTGGCAATAGGCATACCGTTGTTAGCCCCAGCAAGAATTATAGATATTAATCCTTCGGTAAACTTACCGTCAGTTGTGCCATTATCGCACCAGCCAATAGATACTGTTTCGTTTGGTTTAATCATTGTGTCCCCTTATTAGTTATTCTTGTGTTACTACTGGTTCCTCTACTACTGGTTGAGATGTAGTAGCAGATGTCTGTTGAGCAGCCAATGCTGCAGCAACTGCTACTGCTACGGCATCATTAAATGCTTGTTGCTTTGCTGCTTCTTCTGCTGCCTTGGCTTCTGCTTCGGCTGCAATACGAGCAGCCTCTACTGCTTGATTTGCTTCAAATTGAGCAAATTCTTCATCAGTCATTTCACGGTCTATAATTGTATCTGTTGATATATCGTGTATACGAATCATTGGTTTACTCATTAATTAACCCCATAAATTCTAACTGTTCCACCTGAAAATGTTGAAGTTCCATTATTATTTGCTAGTACTAATTGAGTTACTGCCGATGTTCTTTCGTAAGTACCAACTGCAAAAATAGCATTACTAGCACTTGTTTTACCAAAAAGAGTATAAACTTTAGCATTAGTTATACTTGTATAATCATAAACATCTAAAACATAAGCAACTCTTGTTGCGGTTGATACAGTTGTTTGATTTGCAGCAGTTATTAATCCTGCAGATGCAATTGCTGCAGTTCCTCCGCCTTGTCTTAATTGAACACCTGTTGTATCATCAATATCAAAAGAAATTTGTAAAGTAGTTGCTGCACTAACAAATGGATTTGTTATTAAAATACGTAAATTAGTATATGCTTGACTAATATTTGTTATTGTTGTACTAAGCCCAGACAATGTAGTAGTAGACAACAAAGTCATACTACTAACAGATGCAGGTACTATGGCTTGAGGTATTTGCTTAATAGTCATTAGTAGACCTCAAATCCAGCAATGTGGAAATTAACTCCAGTCGTTGAAGCAGAACCTGTAATGGTCTCACCATTAAAAAGAATCTGCTCTAGGTCAATAAATTGAGTTGTGTTAGCAGCAACAG